GCCAAAAGCTCCTATATGCTCATTACCTGGACATTTAACCCCATTCTTATTTATCACTCGATTTTGAAGATCTTTACTTGGTATCCAAGATAAATAAAATCTACCGTTCTTATCCGGTATAAAAACAACCTTAGTATCTACAACTCCATTTTCCCATTGAAAACTACCCTGGGTTATTAATGTAGAACTATATGAATTACCGTTAAAATCAATTTGCTCGTATATTTTCGCTAAATTAAACAAGCTGTTTTTTGTCTCGTCTCTAAATGCGTGTTCTTCTGTTCTTGGAAACTGACGATAAAACTCATTTAAAGCGTCCTGGTCATCTTTAAGACCCTCTACTTCATTATCCCAATGTTCTACAACCCCTACATCTATATGGTCTCCGTATGGGCCTTCTATTGGTTTATCAGGTGTATCAAAAACTGGTAAACCAAATTTATCTATAAAGCCTTCATAGTTCCACTCCATTGGTATAAACAAACTATACAGGCCACTTTTTGTTTGATTGTTTTTATTTCTTTTTAAAACATTAGAAGCTTCAAATAATTTTTTAAAATTCTCTCCTCCTTTATCTAAAGCATTAGAGGTTGAGCCCATCATACATTTACCTATGATTCTGCTACCTAGCCTCAAACATGTTTTAGTTACACGCCAGTTGTTTAATATGTTGTCAGGTCTTTCCCATTTACCAGACTCGTCGTGAACTAATAGCTTTAGCTTTTCACCATCATAAGAGTTGTCTCCTGTGTTTTTCCAGTCTATAGAAGTGTCAAGTCCTTCTAGGTCTAAACCTTTATCTTTACTTTCTATTTTGCGCCTAGTAAGTTTAGACGCAGGCACTCTAAAAGATAATTCTGTTTTAGGTCTGTCCATACCATCCTGTATGGGTTTGAAAAAGAAAGGTAAGTTAACAGACATAGGAACAACCTTATCTGTAAACATTTTTTTAGCGTCACTACCACTTTTTGAAAGTATACCAAACCTAGCGTCGTTTGTCATAGTAGCTAAGTTTACTGTTTCTCCAGACGCCATAAAAGAAAATCCAGATCTTCTGTTTTTTAAATAACACATGCCGTAACACCTGTCATCTACCTTACAAGCCTCCCAGAATAAAAAGAACAGTCTGTTAGCTTCTCTAAACTCTGCTTCACCAACATCTATTTTACACCACTGTAAGTACATGTAGTGAGTACCTGTTATGTATGTACTTACGCCATTGTTTTTAAACCAAAAACCATTCTCACGCCTATTAAATTCTTCGTCTATATAATCGTGATACTTTGATTTAAATTGATCTGGATAGTTTATCCAATCAAATATCGTTTTAACCTTTTCAAGATCTTTATGCTTAGGAAGTCTATGCCAATATTGCTCTTCTTTTTTATTAGATCTAGAATAAATACTTTTAGGCTCTTTAGGTAAAGCTATTTTTAAACCCGATATTTCGTATATATCACCTATTTGACCTTTATTGCTTACACAAATAATATCGTCGCTACTATTGTAGCCTTTTTCCCAACTCTTAGATTTGTTTAATCTATGTAACCTATTAACGTTAACAGGCTCTACTATCTTGTATAACGTTTGGTTATACATTATTTTTTTGCTCTTTTTTCAGCAAAACCACTTACGTGATTTTGTTTTTTATCCTCTAGCACAACTCCTTTTAAAGCAGCGTCTTCTTCTTCAATACGTTGAAGTATTTCAAATGCGTCGAATATTGCAAGTTTTTTAGTTGCTGCAGCATTTTTAAGTCTGTCAGCGGACACGTCTTCTTCTGTATCTACAATAGGTTCTTCAGCAACTTTAATTAACTCCTTTACTGCTGCTCGCCCAGCTTGGATTATATTCTTCCTCGTTTCCTCTGTACTCATATTTAATTGAAATATCTTGGTTCCGCACTCTATACAAAAGCTTACCGTCTATTAAAAATTCAAACTGACTTTTAGGTCCTATACCTACTAAATCGCCAACTTTCAAACCTTTACTACTAAGTATACTATTAGAATAAATTAATATTCCAACCAACTCATTTTCAGATTTTAAAATGTATTTATCTTTGTTTTTTATTGGTTGCACAAAACAATAATCTTTCAACGCTTGCCAAGTTGATTCATTACCAATGTCTTCAAAGGGTTTGTAAGCGTATACTTGGTCTATTTGACAAGAATATAAATCTTCTTGTATATAACCAGAACTATTTTTTTCAATGCCTTTAATGTTATGCCACCTCCTAAATATATTATGGTGTACTATAACTTTATCACCCTTAACTATAGGTGTGTTAAACGCAAGAGGTGTAGATACGACTTCGGCTTCTCTACTTACACTTTTATGATTAAATATATCAGTGTTAGTTATTAGCTTCTTGCCATCTACATCAACCTCATTATTGTATCTATAGCCTGTAGGTTTTATTAAAAAGTTAAAAACACTATTCATCAATAGTCTAAGTTGTATTCAACAGATACAGACATGTTTTTATTAAAGTCTTTCCATTGTTTTACATCACCTTGCTCGTCTCGTATATAGATAATATATTTTTCTTCAGACTCTTGTATATCCACAATTTGATGCCTACCGTATACTTCTTGCCCTACTGAATAGTGCATTGCGTTTTCTTTATACTCCTTACCTATGGTTATTTTACGGATTACTGACATCTGGCTCAGATTCTTTTATTGTTCCGTCGGTAATACTAATACTGACTTTGCCGTATTTATCCATTAGTTCTTTTTGCATTACTTGGAAGTTTTCTTGTAACCCAGCAAGCTTTGCCATCAAACCGTATTTATGCATTTCAACGTCTGATATGTTCAACTTACAAGAATTCATTTCGTTAGAAATGCCTTGCAATTTTACTAACTCTTCTTCGTTTATTCGTTTTTCTATTTTTTTCATTTTATTAAATTTATTTACAAATATAGTTAAATATCTTCCTCGGGTTGAAACTCGTATTTCCAATTATTGAAAGCGTCAGATGACGCAAACATTGTGACCTTATTATCATCTATTGATTCCGTGCTTTCTATACCGACAAAATGCGTTGTTGATTGATCTTCATTGTAACGAACAAAATTCCAAGTGATTGCTGTATTAGGCACAACGTAAGTGTTATCTGTTATGTATCCGTAATAATTCATATTAGTGAGAATCAAAGTAAGTTCCTGTAAAGTTGTTAAGTGTTAAGTCGTTACTATTGCCTGATGAATCGCTAGCGGTTGATCCACTTGATTCGTCAAATTTGAAATACACTACACCATTATCGCCTTCAATGGTTTGTGGATTAGCACCATTTCCCGAATTGTAAATTGCTTGTGCTTTTGCTAGACTTGGTGTAACTGAACTACTAACATCTGAATTACCAGCAACAAAGAAATCATCTAAAAAACCTCGCAGGTACAGCGTATTATTGTTTCTTTTTCCAAAATTGTTAAATTCTATATTAGCAGAATTTGTACCTACATTACCTTGATTAACCCCGTCAACCACGATGTAAATATCGTTAGATCCGTCTCTGTAAAAATAGTAGTGATGCCACGCTTGATCAGACCACGCAAAGTTGCATTGATAGCTACTTCCATTTATTTTAAGTCTCGGTCTGCCGTTGTTACCGCTTGAAGCGTTTCCCATTATTATATAATCTCCTTCGTTTGAACTTGTAGCTACAAAATCTGTAGATGGGTTTGTCGAAGATGCTTTTGATTTAAACCAAAACGAAATGACAAACTGTTCGCTGCTTTTAACTACTTCGGTTTGAGCCGAAAAATTTGCGTAGTCATTAGTACCATCAAATTCTAAGGCATTATTAAAAGCATGCGCCGCCGCCGCGCTCGCACTTGAGCTTGTTGCCCCTAGGTTTAATCCAAACATATATTATATTTTACCGACAACAATCCAGTTGTCTGCTACTATTTGTTTTATTGTTACAGCTCCCCACTGTGCTGTAATTGGTATTGCAGTGTTTGCACCGTTTAAATTGACACCGCCAGCTGGGGTTAAGCTAACAACACCCGCACCTGCTTGTATTATGTCAATCTCTGTACCTACCGGGAACGCTTGACTAGAGTTAGCGGGGACATTTAAAGTTACAGCTGATCCATTGTCAGAGTATAAGAATACGCCTTCGTGTGTTCCAAGCGTTAGGTTTATAGTTGTGTTAGTGTCAGCAACTATTGGTCTTCTACCTGTTATCTCTTGATTACCAGTGATTGCGCCTGACATAGCACCACCCGCTTTAGGTAATGCTGCATTAGCTGTTGTACCTTGCGCAGCCGTTGCATAATCAGCTGAGCTAAATGCTTTTACTTGGGCAAGATTCGTAACTTCGGAATCCATTAATGCTCCCGCAGAAGTAACGTTTGCTGTATCTGTTACATCCGCTGATGCTTCTATTGCATCTAATTTAGTTTTGTCTCCATTAACAAATGCTCCTTCACTCGGTGGTTGTTGTGCTGTTGCACCTAATGCAGCGCCTGATGTTACTGTGGCAACTGCTACGCTGTTAACTGTACCTGTTAAGTTACCAGCTAATATGGTTGCTGTAACATAACCTGCAGAGGAGTGGTCTCCCCAGCCATAGGCAGTATCCCAATTACTTTTATTTGCAAGATCAGAGTCATTAGCTAATTTAACCCACGCAGAACTGTGGGCGAAGTACATTGCACCGTCTGCATGACTATGAGCTATCGCGCCATGATAAGTTGTTGCGTTTGGAAAAGCAGCTTGATTAGCATAATAGAAAGGTATAACAGCTGTTGTTGTTGTTACTGCCCCTCTGCCTACAACGCTGTTTAAAGTATCTGCTTCAGTATAACTTGTAAGGTATCCTTGAGTTGAATGATTGCCCCACCCATAAGCAGTATCCCATTGACCAACTTTAGCGTCGGTAATGTTATTAGTGCCCATGTCTATATCATTACCATTAGCATCTAGGTTACCTCCTAATTGCGGAGTTGTATCTTCTACTACATTAGAAAGACCTCCACCACCACCGCCACTATACTGAGGTATGTTTA